TGCCGAAAAAGAAAATGAAGAATGTCACACGTGTATTTTCTTTGCGGCGGGTGGATATTGCACTAAATTAGATTTACCCGTTAAAGAAGAGATGTATTGTGACCTCTTCAAGCCATTGCCGATGGCTGATAAGAATGAAGAATGGGCTACAGCTTCAGATCAACCGTGGGAAGAAGCTGATTCTGACGACATTGAGGGCGTTCAGAAAGATGTGCGGGATTTAATCTATACCAGTGATGAAGATTTAGAGAGTCCTGCTAATTATAAAACTGATTCTCATAAGCCTAATGTAATCATGCGGGAATATGTTCCGGTTGATGCTGAAGAAGGTTTTGCATTTTTAGTAAAGAATGTAGACGATGACGGTATCGAAATTAGATTAACTCAACGGGATGGGGATTGGTTTGCTATCAGTAAGCAACGGGATTATTCAGATTTAGGCGATCCTTTTCAATCCGTTGGTGACGTGCATCGTCCGAAGACAGTAAAACTTCGTGCTGAGGATGATGTAGTAGGTAAAGAGAAAATTGCTAGAGTACGAGGGCAACGAGCACCGAATACTCTAGGAGAATCTACTGTTCCGAGTCGGATTAAAGCTCAAAACGATAGATTTAAAGATCTTGAATACTCAGATATAGATGAAGGCCGTGTGCCGTCTAAGCCCATACAAAAGCAGTCCAATGAGGGCGGATTGGGTGTAGATGATCCAGAAGCTCTTAATGATGGCACTGCTGCTTCTTCTCAACATTATCGTCGGATGAAAGAAGAAGAAGAAAATAAAAAATCTTCTTTAGCGATGAAAGCTTATGCTAATCCTGAAAAAGACGCTCAAAAGCCTATCGATCCTGATGAGGATGGACGAGAAGCTCTTTCCAGTGCGGAAACTGGTACGGGAACACAAGCTTTTTCATCTGGTGCTGTTATAGATATTTCTCCTGAAGAGACAGATGGAGTAAATGTTAATACTAAAGCTTCAGGTGGGGCTGGTGGAGAAGGTGTTGAAGGCGGGGGCGATGGAAGTGTCACAATGATTGCTCCTAAAGATGCTTCATATAGAACCACTGAAGATGATTTTAAGTCTGATTATGATTCTAATTTGAAGCCTATTAATCGAGATGTTCGTAATCCTCATGTTTCTAAGGAAGGAGGCGGAGGTGCAGGTGGAGGCGGCGGAGATGGAGGCGGCGGAGGCGTGGGTACTAGTGGTAGTTTTGGTGGAGGTACGGCTCTAAGTGTTAGTGGAAGTGGTGGAGATGCCGTTCATACTGACACACATGGACGAGTTGCCCGTAAGCGTAATTCCAGTGGGCAAGAAGGACTTGATAGAGGTTCTTTAAGCAAAGATAGTATGGATGCGGGTTCGTATGAGGGTGTCTCTCAGTTGCCATATCCTGCAGATGATGATACTCGCCCACCTCGTACTGTGGAACGGCATAAGCCTGGAGATTCGGAAGACGATGAAGCGGAGCAACGCGCTTCAGATCAGGAACATGATATTCCTAAAGAGCAACAGCCGATTGGTCCCGATTATGCTAGTAGTTATGTAATTGCTGACGATGAGGATGGTTATAGTCCTACAGAAGTGTCAGAAAAACCAGAGAATGAGCTTGTTAGACGAAAGTTTATTGATGAAGATCATCATTTGCGAACCATTAATGATAATGCCGCAGAACAATATACTAATCTATCGATGCTATCCGCTGATTTAATGAATCATACTTTAGGTAAGGGAGATACGCCTGAATCTTTAGGTGAACTTGATGCTTTTAAGGTATTAACGGCTAATTCGATTAGAAAGATGGATACGGGACGTACTTTAGTAGTTGCAGGATGGGGAAATTATTATATTGTAGACCGTGAGGGGCATCGTCTTGGATTAGAGGGGATGCGACGGGCTATGAATAATTTCTTGGGTAAGAAAGAATTTGCCAATATGAATATTTTCCACTCTGGAATTCAGGTGGGGCAGATTCTAAAGAGATTCGTGGATGATACTGGAAAAGAGTGGGTAACTGAGGTTCGACCTGAAGGGCTGTTTGTGGTCGCGGCTTTTAGAACTGATTTAGAAGTTTCTAGAAAAGCTATGGCAGAAGTCTTAAAAGGTGGAATGAGAGGTTTTTCTATCGCTGGAAATGCCAAAGATAAGAAAACTATTTGTGAACATGGTAAATGTTGGACTGAAGTGACTGACTTAGAGATTTATGAAGTAACTTTATGTGTTACTCCGATGAACCCTAAGTCCTATATAACAGATATTATACAAAAACCTGATCCAATGATTTGTCCAGAATGCTATAACGTAAAACAATTAGAGTTTGATTCTAGTTTACGACCTAAATAAATTTTAATTATTGCCATTTTTTGGTAAAAATATAGACACCTGAAATATTTTCTTATATTATATAAGTTAGTCCTATTTAGGAGGGGCAAAGTATGGCTTCCAATACTACAGAGCTTCTGCCTATCTTGAAGGCTTTGCGAGAGTATATCGTTAAAGAGTATGGGGTGAATTATCCTCCTCATGTTCGTGGCGAAGATGCTTCTCAGAAAGCATTGCCAGATAATTGGGTAGACAAGTTGAACCCCCTTAGTGGTGGCGATACGGTAGGCCGGGATTCCCACGGTTCTCAGGGAACAAAGTCTACTAAAGCTGGTGCTCAGGGAACAGATCCATACCTCCATAAGAGCGACCTTGAGGCCATTTTGGCTGATTTCGCTAAGCATATGGTGGATGGACAGTCAGTGCAAGCTGGCGGCCAACGGGCTGATGGCATGCATGGAGCGGGAGGATATTCGTATCCTGGCGACTCCAATCGGATTCCAGACGGTCTTGAAAAGAACGAACATGAAGATGACATGGACGACGAAGACATGATGGAAGACGAAGTTGAAGACATCGAAGATGATGTTGACGACGACGATGAAGAAATGATGGACGAAGAAGACGAAGACATGGAAAAGAACTATATGGCACAAAGTGCTGATGGTATCAATGAGCTTCTGAAGGACATCAAAGGTTTACTTTCTTCCCGCCACCAGGAAAAACAACAATTTTCTGAAATTCAAGGCGAGATTAGTAATCTTAAAAAGTCCGTGCAGAAAGATGTCAAAGATGGCATTCGCAAGGGATTGAAGAGTTTCAACCTTAATCCTTCTCACGGCGACATGGCTACTCGCACTCCGATCTATGGAGAACAGCAAGAGCCAGAAATAGACTTCTCTGGGCAGATGCCAGACCAGCGCATCGGTGTAGAGGGGGACTCATTCCAGAAGTCTGATGAAGAGAACGCTGCTGATCAATTCGTTGATGGCATCGAGCAAATCGTCCGACAGACGGATGCGAATGACCTCCGTGGTCACTTCAAACTGGTAAATGGGATGCGTAATCAAACTGGTGAGCTTACTCCCCAGACCTTGTATTACTACCCACGACCTTCAAATGGGAGGTCTAACTAATGGCTGACCTAAGTATTGCGCAGTATATATCTTCTGCGGAGCGAAATCTGCGTAGCTCACTGATGCCGCCTGGTTACTTTGCTAAGCAAACATACCTTCAGGTGTCAGATGTGTTCACTGCAACCTATGGCCGGAAGGTCTGGGACGCACTGAACAACCAGACACGATTCTGGAACATTCTTCGGAAAGTTCAATGGGGACCCACCACTGGTTGGCGTTTGCGGTCTGACCGGGGTTCGGAGCGATCTCGCCCCGTAACCGAGACTGGCTCACTCCCAACCGTCGATGTCAGCAACTACGTCAACGTGGACTCTGCTCCTCGTATCGTAGCCACTGACTTCGGTGTCTCACTCAAGTCCCAGATCATGAGCGGTCTTGAAGGTGGTATGGGGGATAACCTGGCAGTTGAGCAGGAAGCTGCTGCTAGGGACCACATCAAAGAGTTGAACCAGGAACTCCTGCTTCGCTCGATGACCATCTGTTCGACTGCTGGTGCCTCTGGTACTGGTGAACTAATCTCCGCTGGTAACACTCTCCGTGTTGGTGACACCTTCGGTGGAACCACCATCGGTGATACCGCTCTCACATATTCTGGCCTTGACGCTCAGAGTGATGCTACCTGGACGGGTGGTGGATCTGTAACTGACGGCGAGATCATTTATGTAAAGAGCCGTGCTGGCTTCACTTCTCTTGACGACATTGTCGAACAAGATGCTCGTGTTGTGGCTGGCGTGACTGTTACTAACGGCGTAGACGTATATAACCAAGCTACTCGTGCTGCTGGTGGACACGTTGCTGCTGCTACCGTTCTAGGTAATAGTGGTACGGGTCGTAACCTTACGTTGGCTCTGCTAGACCAGGCCATTCGTGAAGTTCGTGTAAACGGTGCTGACCCAGACGTAATTCTGATGGGTTATGACCAGTTTGACCGTCTATCTTCCTTGCTGCAAGCTCAGCAACGTTATCTGGACTGGGGCGAATTTGTTGTCAAAGTCGGCGACGAATCTACCCTCCCAGGTTCCCACGCTGGTTTCCAGGTGGCTACTTATAGGGGCATCCCAGTCATCGTCGATCCTGATGTTCAGGGTTCGTTCACGGCTGCTGATGGTAACCTTGGTAGCAATGTCTATGTCATGGATACGCGGTACTTGGAACTCGCTATTGCTGCTCCTACGCAGTATATCGACAACAGGGACTTCTTCCAGGCTAACGCATTCGTCCTACGTGGATTGTTCTACACCATAGGTGAACTACGATCCTTGCGTTTGGACGCACATTCCAAGATTACTGACCTAAACGCCTAATCTAGGTTTTTAGTCACCATAGTGATAGGGAAGTTAGTCTTGTACTGACTTCCCTATTGCATCGCATACAATAAAATTTCTGATGCTGGAAGTAAGAGGGCAACCTCTGAGGGCGGGATTGGTGGTATCCAGTAAGGGACGTTAACATGGCTTTAACTATTACGGAAATTCATCGTTCAGTCTTTGGTAATAAGAGAATTCTTACTGCTGATCTAGACTGTGACTCTAGTTACCCTACTGAGGGTGAGTCTTTGACTCCTACTGACGTAGGCATGATTGGGTTTGATATTGTCTTGCTAACTCCTCAATCTATCAGTAATACGTCGGATGAGGATGCTGCAGCAGACTTGGGCCATAGCCCAACGTTTGATTACACTAATAACAAACTGATAATGACTTATTCTGACCTTAACGCTTCGGCTGACGGTCCGAGTATTCAGGTTGCTAACACCACCGATTTAACTGGTGTTCGTATTAGAGCGTTAATCGTCGGTTTCTAACAATTAAATAAGTCCTAGGTTGGTAGTACGAGTCAGCTCGACTATTGTTTTTGATATTCAATGAGAAAGGGTAGTCGAGTTTGGCTATCCTTTTTTGTTATTATGGTGCCATATGAATCCGATTTTAGCTGGTATAGGCGACATACTTAAGAGAATTAGACCTAACATAATGTTAGGGATGATTATCATTGCGGTGTTGGGATTGGGAATATCTTGGATTGGTTGGCAAATGGAAATGGAAGGTATTATCAGCGCAGCTGGTGTAGGTAGTATCGTCGCTATTTCTAATTTGGCAGGTAAAATTTTGGAAACTGAACGAGGTTCAGACGGAGGATAAGGTGTTTCAGATATTTACGGCTATCAAGTTAGGTAACGCCATTCTTAAGCGGTTGAAGAACGCTGAAAATCGCTCAGAATTAGTAGATTCACTTGTTAATGCTATGGGTGATGGTAAGATTAAACCCACTGAATGGGCGCAGATTGGAAAACAGTTAGGTGTCTTCGATACCTTGGAGGACTAAGTGAATTTACTCAGTAAATTAGCTACTTGGTTCATGATTAGAGTCAAACGGGATAAATTAGGTCAATATGATTTTGGCGTAGTTCAATTTGGTAATCATGAATTGCCTATCGTCGGATACCGCCATCAACATATTGGACCCCCTAAGTTGTTCTATGTTGATTCTTTAACTTTGGATCGGCTTTCAGGACAAGATAATGACACTAGCAGCACTTAGATCACAGATTGAATTAGAACAACCTCTGCCTGCATTTAGAGGTTTTACTCTTACTACTACAGATGCAAATGCGACTACTGTTTTAACGGTTTCAAGCCTTATGGAAGAGGCTAATCGTATTACATTTGTTGTTGAATTTGGTGATATGTATATTAATTTTGGTGGAACAGCTACTAGTGACGGTACATCGATGTTAGTACCAGCTGGTACTGGCTATACTGAAGAAAATATTAAAATAACTGGTATTGTTTCAGTTATGCGAGCAGGTACTACGAACAGTCGTATTCGTGGATCTATCTGGGGCAGATAGTGGTTAAATTACGTCAAACAATTGAATTAGTACAACCGTATACTAAATTTAAACCTTTTACTTTAACGACTAATAGTGCGGAAGCTTCAACTATATTAACGGTTTCAGATTATATGGATGAAGCTAATCGAATCACTATTGTTGTTGACCGTGACGACTTATATGTAAATTTAGGTAGTGATGCTACGACTGATGGGAATTCAATGTTAGTACCCGCAGGCACGGGGTACACCGAAACAGGCGTTTCATTTAATGGAACAATCTCAGTTATACGCGCAAATCAAGCGAATGGAAGAATTATCGGAGCTATTTGGGGACGATAGCAGTTAATTTAGGAGAATACTGATGCCTATTGACCGAGGATTTGAATACAGATTTTCAGAGCATGAATTTAGAACAGTTCGTGAATCTGTTGGTACTCTTTCAAAGTTTATTCCTATTAATAAGACTTTAGCGTCGGCTAATACGGCTGAAGATCTCGTTAATTTAGAGAGTCCTACTGTACCAGCTTTGAATCTAGTCACTAATCCGAGTATGGAACTTGGGACTCCTCCTACGGGTTGGACTGCTAGTGGCTCAACTATGACCCGCCAGACTACTACTCCGCGTACTGGGACATATAGTATGCGTTGTGTGACAGCAAATGCTGCTGCGTATGAAGGCGCATATTATAGCGTTACAGGGTTACCACGTGGTTGGTATTCTTGTTCTGCTTATGTGCGTCAAGATGGTGGAACGGTGATGGGCAGAGCTACTAGTGATGCTGGTGTTACCTTTTCCAATGGCCCTACCGTTACTATGGCTACTAACTGGAATGGTCGAGTAACGGTGTCACATCAAGTAACTACAGATAATGCTACCTTATCGTTTTATGTAGTTACTAATACTCAACAAAATATCACTTATCTTGTCGATGATGCTCAAATTGAACCTGCTTGGGCCTATGTAATGGGGATGTCAGGAACTAATGATCCTAATCCTCCTACGTCTCAAGTTACTACTTTTGTAGATCCCCTTATTGAACGTTTCTCTCGTTGGATGGGTACGGAGGATGCTTCGGTATCAGTTCGTGAACCAGGAATGACTGAGATTCATGATATTTATTTGTATTCATTAACTAATGATGCCGTAATTGATTTTAATCGTACTGCTACGAATACAGGTGATGCTGTCGGTTATGTACTTAAGGCTGGCGTAGCGAGTGCAATTAATCTACGACATATAGTCAAGCATAATATTAGTTTTAGAAACAATACAAATGGTGAAACTTGTAACGTAATAGGTTACGTGCGTGGAATCTAGTCCTAGAATTAAACCTAGGTAAGGGATAAAATATAGATATGGGTTTTTTCAACGTTTATACAACGTCTAATTCGTATCTGTCAGATTATTTCCAATATTTAACGGAACAATGGTCTAACTCTGATAATACGTTTACTGGTGCGTGGAATAGAGAAACTGGTTCTAATTCTACTATTGAGCGTGTAACTAGTGATGCAGATATGCCGAAAGTGGCATTAGCTGTTCCTGCTAGCGATACGGCTCGTTTACGAACCTTATTTCAATTCCGTGTTACTCCTAGTAAGTTTTCTTATCAAAATAATACATCTATGATTCGGGGCGTATTTGCTGAATGGGAAGCTAAGTTTGCAAATGTAGCTAATATAAATAATTCTACATTTTTCATGGGTTTTAGTGATTCGACTAGCGGTTTACGCACTACGGCTAATATTATAGGTTTTGGTCTATCTAGTGATGCAATCCAAACAGTTACAGATAGTGCTGGAACAGAGACTGTGAATTTACCTTCTTCGATTACGTTAACAGATAGGAATTTGTTTAAGATTTCTATCACTGAGAATCAAGTGGAATTTTGGATTAATGGCAATCAAGTAGCTACTCATATCACTAATCTGCCTGATATTCAGCCGTATTTCATGATTTATAACGCATCGGAAGCTGGGGGAGCGTCTACAGTAGATTTAGGATTCTGTAGAGTCTTTTACCGAGGCTTTGACGATGCTCGTTCATTCTAATAAGGGGCTAATCGATGCCAGCAGAACTTCGACAAATTTATCCTCTACGGACTTATGCCTTTGCAGATAGTGAAGCTTCACTCACTGCAATTGCAAATAACACTGGAACTCCATTAGTTGTTCAAGATGCTACGGATAATGCTTCTAATCAAGTAGCTATTTTTAGGGGAGCTAATAGAGGTACCGCTGCTGATGGAGATAATGGCTATATAACTTATACCTTAGAAGATTCTGGCGGTAGTCAAGCTGAATTCGCTCGTATGACTTGGATGGCGAATGATGTCACTGCCAATACTAAGGATTCTAAGGTAGTTTGGTCGGTTCAGACTGGAAATACTCTTACTGATGTATGGGAAATCAATTCAACTGCTTCAGGCGATGTAACTACTAGTTTTCAAACTGGTGAAATTGTCTTACCTGATAATGTTTCTATCCAGTTAGGAAATAGTGGAGCCGATACAGATTTGTCATCTGATGGAACTGATATAAAATGGATAGTTCCAGGTACAGCTGATGTAATTCTAGGTCGCACAGGCGCACCTAGTCCTGATACATTATTACATCTTTGGGCTGCTACCGCTGGTTCTATTGTTGCTGCAACTAATACCCTATTAACGGTAGAGAATAGTGGAACAGCTTTAATCTCTATCTTAGCTCCCACACAAGGTGGAATCTTATTTGGTGATGCTGCCGATAATAACGTTGGACAGATTACATATACCCATAGTAATAATTCCTTAGGAATTACTGTTGGGGCCACTAGTCAGTTAGTGTGGACTGACGGAATCATGGCTTTTCAGAGAGCCATGACTTTATCTTCAACTGCTGCATTTACGGTTAATGCTACAGGTATTAGCGGTACTGCTATTAAAGATGAAGACAATATGGCTACTAATAGTGCGACCCATCTAGCTTCACAACAGAGCATCAAGGCGTATGTGGATACAGTAGCTGCGGGTCAAGATACATTGGCAGAGATGAATGATGTGACTATTTCTTCTGCTGCTGATGATAATTTCTTACAATATACAGGCAGTGCTTGGGTCAATCAGACTTATCTAGAATTTTCAAAGGTAGCTGCTCCATCTGATCCTGGTGGAGAGCAAGGTCGGCTTTATCTGAAAGAAGTTAATACGGCTAATAATGCTTTAGCCGTTAAGCTACAAAAAGCCTCAAACATAGTTGAAGTCGAGTTGACTTCTCCAGGTGCTATCTGTGCTGAATGTGGTAGTGAGGATGGAGCCAAGGACCCTACTTATGACTTCCAAAAGAGTGTCATGCGGGTGAATTTGTGGTGTGGTCATGAATATGAGATTGATTTACCTGAATGGCGGAGGGTTAGTTAATGGCGATTACATATCTAGCTGGTAATAACATTGCAGGATTAGCCAATGATCGGGCTAGTCTAACTACTACTTATCTGTTAACAGGAACCACGTTTCTTGAAACTGACACTGATGATATGTATCAGTGGGATGGGGATTCTTGGAATGTAATTGCTGGTGATGCAATTGCTCAAACTCTTGAGAATAAGACATTAACTAGTCCTATTATAAATACACCTACGGTGGGTACATCTTTAAGTATGTTAGAAGATGCAACCATCATATTTGAAGGGGCTACGAACAATGCTAATGAGACTACATTAACTGTTGTAGATCCAACAGGTGATCGCACCGTTTCAATACCAGATGCAACTGATACTTTAGTCGGTAAAGCTACTACTGATGTATTAACCAATAAAACATTAACGAGTCCTGTGATTACTACGCCAGCCATCACGGGTGGCACCGCAATTGAATTAACCAATCTTAGTGTTAGAGATGAAAGTGCTGCCTATGATTTAGTTATTCAGTCCAACACTACAGGGATAAATGCAGATAGAACATTAATCTTTAATGTAAATAATGCGAACAGAACTGTGGCTCTTGCGGGGAATGTTACTACCGCTGCAGCGTTTACTACGGCTGGAGCGAATGCTCTTACATTAACTACTACAGGGGCAACTAACGCTACGCTTCCTACTACTGGAACTTTGGCTACGTTGGCTGGTACAGAGACATTAACTGCTAAAACATTAACAAGTCCCGTACTAACTACTCCTCAGATTAATGATACTTCTGCTGATCATCAATATGTTTTTGGAGTTAATGAGTTAGCCGCCGATAGAACAGTTACATTACCGTTGCTTACGGGCAATGATACATTCACTTTTAATAGTTTTGCCGCCGTATTAACCAGTAAATCCATAGATTCTGATAATAATACGATTACTAATATCGTAAATGCTGATATTAAAGCTTCTGCGGCGATTGTTGACACTAAATTAGCTACTATTTCTACTGCTAATAAGGTTAGTGGTTCCGCTGTTCAGTTGTCTGGAACATCAGCTATTGAAGATTCTAGTGGATTACGAGTAAAAGCTGCGTTAGCAGGTGATGGATTAGCGTTATCTTCACAAGTTTTAGCGGTAAATGTAGATGATAGTTCGATTGAAACTAATAGTGATGCTCTACGAGTGAAAGCTGCTGGTGTAACTAATGCTATGTTGGCTGGAAGCATCGTCAATGGTAAGCTTTCTGGTCCTTCAATAGCCGTTACGGACGGTTCTACAGCTTCAAATATAGCCCCAGGCGGTACTTTAACCTTCGCAGCTACGGCAAATGAGACTACGGTGGCTCAATCTGGCGGAACTGTCACTATTGGGATGCCTGACAACGTCACTATTGGTGGGAATTTAATAGTTACGGGGAATTCTACGGTAAATGGCACAACTACGACGGTAAATTCGACCACTGTGACTATTGATGACCCTGTATTTACTTTAGGTGGCGATACTGCACCAGGGTCTGATGATAATAAAGATAGAGGAATTGAATTCCGTTATCATACTGGATCTGCAGCAGCCATCGGTTTCTTTGGGTATGATGACTCTGCTGGAGTGTTTACGGGCTTTACTGGAGCCACTAATAGCTCTGAGGTGTTCTCTGGAACCGTAATAAATGCCACATTTGGCAATATTGCTGGAACTTTAACTACTGCAGCCCAGGCAGGTATAACAAGTGTTGGTACGTTAGCCTCAATTACTGTTACGGGTGCAGGTGTTTTTAATGGAGATGTTGATTTAGGTAACGCTACCAGTGACACAATCACTGCTACAGGTAGATTTGATAGTGATTTAGTGCCATCTAGTGATGGTGCTAGAGATTTAGGAACATCCTCACTAGAATGGCAAGATTTACATCTTGATGGTACGGCTAATATTGATACTTTGACTGCGGATGCCGGAACGGTTGGCGGAGCAGACATAGTTACGGTATCCGCTACTCAAACTTTAACAGCTAAAACGCTAACTGCCCCCAAATTCGCGGATGGAGGCTTCATTGCTGATGCAGCGGGACTTGAATTACTAATTTTCGATTCGGTTTCGTCGGCTGTGAATGAAGTTACAGTAGCAAATGCAGCTACAGGCAATGCTCCAAGCATTAAAGCTAGTGGCGAGACTAACATAGGGCTTATTATCTCTGGAAAAGGTACTTCTGGAGTCACATTGACCAATGCTACTGCCAATGGAGCCTTTTTAGAGCTAGATACGAAGGCTGCACCTGCCGATCCGGCTACTGAAGCGGCTAGAATCTATTTAAAGCAGGTAGATGCTAGTAATAATGCGATAGCTGTGAAGCTTCAGAAGGGTGGAGCGATTCAAGAGGTTGAAATTACCTCTCCTAGAGCAGTTTGTGCTGAGTGTGGACGTAAAGATGGGGCAAAAGACCCATTATATGACTTTGAAAGAGGTGTTATGGTCCTAGACCTATGGTGTGGACATTCATTTGAAGTCCCGATGCAATGGAGCCAGATAAATGGCAGTTAAATATTACGCTGGGAATAAACTTACTGGATTAGCAGAAGACACTAAACCTACATCTAACATAATAGATGGCAGTACGTTCTTTGTAACTGATACTGAAGACCTATTCATGTATGACTTGGGTACGACTGCGTGGAAGGTTGTATCTGGTAATACGATTACAGAGACTTTAAGCAACAAAACTTTAACCAGTCCTGTATTAAATGGAACCCTTTCAGGCACTGCATTCCTTGATGAAGATAACTTTGCTTCAGATAGTGCTATTGCAGTCGCTTCTCAACAGAGTATTAAGGCATATGTAGCTTCTCAGGTTCCTGGTTCTCAAAATTTATTCAATACTATTGCTGTATCAGGCCAATCTAACGTAGTAGCTGATGCTGCTACTGATACATTGACGTTTGCAGCAGGTTCTAATATCACTCTTACTACAAACGCAAGCACAGATACCGTTACTATCGCTTCTGCATCGGGAGTTACGGCTCTTAATGGCCTTTCTGATGTAACAATAGCTTCAGCAGCCGATGCTCACCTACTTATTTACGATAATAGTGATTCTAGGTTCGAAAATAAGGCTGTAAGCGGTGATGTTACCATCAGTGCTGCAGGTGTGACTGCGATTGGTAGTGGTGTGGTCATTAATGCTGATATTAATGCCTCTGCTGCCATC